ATCTAAAAGACTACTTGAGGCTTCTAGGGCAATTGGTGGATTAAAATCTATTCCAATGAGAGGAGCTGATTGGGTTACAAAGCATGCTAAAGAATCTGTAATTAGACCTGCTCTTAAATCTAGTACAGGAAGTAGATTTAAAGCTGTAGATACTGCTAGTAAATTTATGCTTGGAGAAAAAGCTAAACATATGGCAGAAGGAGCATTTCATTTAGGAGTTGCTAGTTCTATATCCTCTATATGGGGTGGTGTAGATGAAATGATGCATAGTTTTGCAGGAGGAGCAGTTGCAGGTGGTGTATTTAGAGGTATAGGTAATATAATCCCAGGAACTAAAGCAGGAGATAAGGCTTTAAGAGCATTATCTGGTTCTATATTTATGGGAATGCCTTCTACTGCTAGAGGAGCTACTACTCCAGAGCAAGTATATGAATACTTGCTTGGTGCTTATTTTGGTGGCAAGGAAATGCCTTGGTCTAGAGCTCGTGCTCATAAAGTAGTACAAAGAGGAGTAGAACAAGCTACTGGTACAGATAAAAAACAAAAAGATATTAAATTAGATATAGAAAGAGACCCTGAATTAATTGAAGGATGGGAAAAAGAGCCTGAAATAGTTAGAGATGAAGCTACTAAATTATGGAGAAAAATGTATCCTGAAGAAGCATATAATAAGGGTATGGCATATTATGAAATGAAACTATTGGGTATATTAGACCAAATACCTGAAGATAAAATTGAAGATGTTGGATATAGAGTTTTACATGCAGTTAGAAAAGGTCGTCAAAGAAGAACAAAAACTAAGGCTCACGAAGATATTAATGTAGCTACTTCTGGAGGTTCTCCTGAAGTTGAAACTGAATGGGCTAGAGTAATGGATAAATATGGTGTACCCGTTATACAATATCTTACTCCCGATAAAATTTATGATTATGAAAAAAGATACAAAGCAGGTAAAATACCTACAACTTCAATACAAAGAGATTTAACTATAGATGAATTATATGATAAGGCTTTTGTAGTAGATAAAGCTAATGAAATTTTAAATAGAGATATTAGTAAACTTATTCCTCAAAGTTATGAAGGAATCTTAAAAAATGCTTGGCAAATAGAGAAAGCTGGTAGTGTATTTGCCATTGGAGAAATAGATACTGGTAGAACTGGTAAAGATGCACATTTAAATGGTAGAAGTGTTAAGGGAGCTCCAGGTTGGGGTATTCAAATGGCTATAGATAAAGGATTAGATAAAATATATGTCTTTGACCAATCTAAAAAACAACAAAGATGGTATGAATGGAACCATAATGCTAATAGATTTACCCCAATGGGTGAAAATATAGTACCTAAATTGACAAGAAATCCCGCATTACTAGGTCCTATTCCTCATAAATATAAAGGAAAAACTTATAATAGAATTACAAAAGCTGGTAAAGAAGCTATTAAAAGTGTTGCAAGAGAAACATTTGGCGAAGCTCCAGAACAACCTAAAGAAGTGAGAACTGTCCCTACTCCAGTTAAAAAATATGGTCAAAAGAATTTACAAGCACAAAAAAGAAAAGCAGCAGAAATTGATACTAAAGAGAAAAATATTTTAGATATGCAAGAAGTTATTAATGAAGGAAAAGTTGATAAAATTAGGTTAAAAGATTTAGAAGCTATAATAAAGGAAGAGCAAAAAGAAATAGAAAGTCTTAGAGGGGAAATAAAAGTTTTAAAAGAGTTAGGTCCTACTGGATATATTGATGAAATTACTGGTGAAATTGTCGAATCTTCTGATGTTGTAGATACTGGAATGAAAGCTGATGATTTCCCTTTAATGCAAAAATCAGAAAGATTTGCTACTGAGAATTTAAAAGATATATGGAAAGATTCTAGTAATAGAAGGAATAAAATATTAGAATTAGGAAGAATAACAGAAGACATTATTAGAAAATATATTAAAAAGGGTGATAAAGATGTCAAATCTTTAGAAGCAATTAAAGATATGGAAAAAGAATTTGGCAAATTATCTGATATTGCAAAGCAACAAGTTAGGAGATGGCTTACTGTTGAAAATTTAGGTCAAAATGTTACATATGTTAGGAGCTATGGCAACTCATTATTACAAATTACTCATCCAGATAATCCTGTTAGCTTAGCAGGCAATCCTTTAAGGCAAATAGAATCTCCTAAATTAATTGAAGATATATTTAGAGCTGAAGGAGGAACATATGGTGGAAAGGAATTTAGAACTCCTTTAGTTATATTTGATACTGTTACAGGAAAAAAGAAGAATGGACTACCTGTAGATGTTCCTTTAGATAGATTATTTGAATATTATAGACATACTGAAGAATTGTCTAAAAAAGAAGCTGAAGCTAAGGTAATAAGTGTTAAAAAAGATATCATTAATAGAATGTATAATGAGCATAATATGTATGCTCTTGGAGGGCAAGGGGATAAAGGAAGGTTGGTATTTGTCAAATTCCATCCAAAAACTCAAAGCTCATCTAAAACTAAAATTGGAACTTATATAACTAAAGTACGAAAAGAATTAAAAAAAGTTGATAAAAATTATTCTTCATTACTTGCAAACGATAAAGATGCAGCTAGAAGAGAATTAGGTATTTCTAGTGAAGCATTTGATAAAATGTTACATTCAAATGTATTATATGAATTATCTTTAAATGGTTTGAAAAATACTCCTGAAAATATAGAAAAGATTATGAAGCATAATCCTGATGAGCCAGGTGAAGGTTTTATTGCTAATGCTATAGCTTATAATAAAAGAGCACAAATATGGTTAATGGGTGGATATAGTGGTGATAAAAACTTTATTTCTAATAGATTAACTGAATTGCAAAAAGAAAACAAGGCTATTAATGATTTAAATAATGGAGATTTTAATTATGTTCTCATCAAGGACCCTAAAAAGAGTAAATTATCTAGCTTATTAGCTAAAAACGTAGATTTACCTGAACATGTTGATGGAGCTATTATAGTAAGAGATGACATTATTAGGGTTATTAATGAAGATGCTGCTCATCCTGTATCAGGACAAAATAAATCATTTATTATAGACCCAAATTCTGAACATGGAGCATTACTTGGTAAATATATGATGCATACTGCTGGTAAACAAGCTAGTAAGGAAATGGCAAGAAAAGGTCTTCATATGATGGTGATGACTTCTTCTGCTAAGCAATATGGCACTAGAACAGCAGGAGATTATACAGTAAATAAGTATATACAGAAAATTATTAAATCTTCTAGAGCTATAGAAAGAGAATGGGAAGATTATGTAGATAATCCTAATCCTACTGACCCTAGAGTAGGTACTTCGAAAATGATTACAAGAAGAGGGGGTGCATTTATGACAGTAAATGCACGTACAGGTAAAACTAAGGATTACTTTGACCCAGTAAGGTCTAAAATAGAATGGGCTGCATTTAATAAGCAAGTATATGATGAAGCAACAGATACATTTAAACCTTTAACTGAAACTACAGGTGGTTTAGATATAGGAAAAACACCTATTTACAACCTAAATCCTGGTAGTATTAAGTATACTACATCTGTAACAAATACTCCTCATATGTTACAAAAGCAAATATGGGTAAAGCAATTATTTACTAATCTTCATCAATATGGTTATGAAACAATAGACAAATCTATCATTAGTGATATACATCAAGAGATTATACAAAAATCATTTAAGGGTAATGATACATATAATACTAAACTAGATAATTATTTAAAGACTCTTGATAGAAATGTAGTAGATGATTTGGTAGAAAATTTAGAAAATTTAGGAACAACAGACCTTATTAAAGCATTAAAAACTCCTGGAGCTGAATTATTTGCTGAAAGAGCTATGCAAAAAATGATTAGAATTATAGAAAAAGATATTGAAATGCAATTTCAAGAAGGTGAAATTACTGCTGCAGAAAGAGCTAATACATTAAGTGATATGAAACAAGCAATATCTCCTATTGATAATATGCTAAAACAAGTTGCATTTGTAGGAGAAAAAGCAGCAATGGAAGGTAAGGCTGCATATTCTGGATATATGCATAAGTATCTTAGAGATTATAAAGCTGCAGTATTACATAATTATTTTGTCAAATCAACTACAAGGCCAAGTGTAGATAATTCTGCCGTTGCTAGAATAAGACCTTATGATAAATGGATGCAAGAAGATTTTAAAGATTTAAATACAAATGATACTATTTTCTATTTAGATAATGCATATAAAGATACTTTAATTAAATTACCTAATGATAAACATATTCCTTTAGGTAAATTATGGAGATTAAAAGATTCAGCTGAATATAAAGATATAGCACAAGAAGTATTTGATGCTGTTGTTCTTCGTGTTCCTATGGATAGTATTTCTGGTGCTCATAGATTAACTTTTAAAGGATTTACTGATAGAGAAGGACATGGTATCATGATGCATGCAAGAACTATGAGAGCTTTAGGTGGTGCTGATTTAGATGGTGATGAAGCATTTGTCTATTTTGGTGGTAGAGCAGAAAGTGGCAAAGGCTATGGTATGAAAAAATCTTGGAAAGAAGCTATACACGCACAAAAAGAAGAATTTTATGAAGGAAAAGGTTCTAAAAGGGATGTTCAAAATAATAAAGATGCATTTAGAGATGAATTAACATTAGGTGCAGGAAAAGATAATCCTTTAAAGACAAGTAAAGCCTTATATTTTTCTCCTTATTCTAGGATAAAAGCATCTGAAGGAGCTGTTGATGGTAGAAATAGACTTGGTGTTGCAGTATCTAATGCACAAGTTTTAAAGTCTTCATATAGTGCTCTAATGGAAGCTGATGGTAAAATTGATAGATATAATTTTTATGATAAATTTTCTAAAAAAACTTATAGAGTTACAAGAACGCCTAAAGAATCAGATAGTGAGAGAAAAAGACAAAGGGATTTAACAAGAGCTCAAATAGCTTTTGCATCTGACCCATTAGATGAAGTTGGATTGAAAGATTCTAATTTCTTTTTTAAAAGTTTACATGATGCTTATTTTAATATATCAAAAGTAGAAGTTTACAATCCAAAAACAAAAAGATTTGAAAATGCTCCTAAAGGTGCTGAATCTAAATTAAAAAATTGGCAATTAAAAAAAGGATTAGTTGAAACATTTAAAAATATGAATAGTGCTTATTTTGGTAGAAACTATGCTGAAGGTAGAAGATTTACTATGGATGAAGTTAATGAACTAGCTTCTTCTATTGCTAATTTAGACCCTAAGCAAATAAATACTATGCTACCAAAAATGGTAAGTACATTAGAAGGATTAGATTGGTCTGATAGTATATTTAATAGAGTTGATAGAGTGCGTATTAAAGATTATTATGATGAAATTAATAAAATAACTGGTGTTAAATTTAATTGGTTAAGAAAGCATATGGATAGAAGTTCATTTAAAGTGCCTTATAATAACCATATAGATGTAATAGTTAAAAATAAATTATTTGATAGAGATGTAAGAAGAAGGCTTGCTGCTGATACTTCTACTAGAGGACTAATAAATTATCTTGATGCTATTAGAGGAACTATATGGGCTAAAGAGGTTATGAAAGATATAAATAATAGTATTACAACTACAAAAAGTGGTAAAAAATATATTAAACCAGATACTTGGTTCTTTAATGAGAAGAAAAGATTATCTCATTTAAGTTTATTGGCTAGACAAGCTGAAGATTTTCTATCTAATGATTTGGCAGATATATCTACAATTTTAAATATTAAAAGAATACTAGATAGAACTAAGGGAACTGGGGAATTAACTGGTACTAGAATTGATTATATTACTCGAAAAGTTGAACAAATTAAGACAAGAAGTTACTTAAATGTCAAAGAAAGAAGAAAAGTTAAATATGATGCTTATTTAGGAACTGAGGAAGAACAAGATTTACAAAAAGCATTTGATTATGTTGATGATTATATTGCTAAAGAAAAAGGACAAATTCCCAAACAGAAAGAATTACTTGGGGATAAAAGGTCTGCTTCTTGGGACCAAAAGAAAATTGATGATGAGATTATAATTTTTAAAAGGGGTTTAAAGAATGATTCTGAAAAAGAATTATTTGACCATCTTTTAATAGGTAGTTTAAAAAGAGGTAAAGTTCAAGAATTACAAAATTTATTAAGTAAAATAAATCTAAAAATATATAATCCTGCTGTATTAGATGTTATCACTCAAGCAATTAATGAATCTGCAGATACTAGATTAAGTAGAGTTGGCTTTAATTCTCAAGCTGTTTCTTCTAAAGCTATGAGAGACCATTTTGAAATGATGAATGATGCTCTTGTAGATACTTGGAAAGTACCTAGTTCTAAAGATATTAATAAAGAAATTGAAAATGTTAATAAAGCAGCTAAAGAAAATAATATAGGAGAAGTTTCTGAAGTTGATGATATGGTTGAAGGTGTTTTAAGAGGAGAAGCATATGCTGGTATTAAAAAGGCAGATATAACTCAAAAAGATAAAGAATTGATGGTTCGTTTGGCTTCTAATTTAAAGAAACATAACAATAAACTTGGTAATAATCTTAATGAAGTTTTAGGTGGTATAATGTTTGAAGCTACTGGTAGAGCTAAAGATTTAAATACAATGAATAGACAAGATTTTATATTAGTTAATGAATTTTTAGAAGAAGTTGAAAGTGGTACTATGTTTCAGAAAATGTTTGGTAAAAAAGGTGCACCTGAAATTAAGAGAAGGTATTGGTGGATGTTTCCAGAATCTGTTAATAGAGAATTAATGGCTTATGATATAAAATGGTTAAAGGAAGAAGGTTATTTTTTAACTAAGGATGGTACTGCTAAAGCTCGTCCAATTAGAAGACCCACTTATTTTTTAGAAATTTTACAAAATTGGGTACATAAATCAGGTAGTCTTGCTACTGCTAAAGCAGAAGAATTAGCTTCTAAAACTGAAGCTGATTTTCTTAATATTAGAGAATTAAAAGAAGGAGAAGCGTTATTCGATATTGCTGTTAGAGGAAGAGAAAAAGGCGAAAAAGAATCTATTGATAAAACTGATGAACTTCAACCTATAAAAGATATGTGGAAAAAAAATTATGATACTTCTTATAGAGAGGCAGCGAAAAAGCATAATTGGGAAAAACTTAGAAAACAAAAGTTTACTTTAACTAATGATGCTGGTGAGAGAGTTACTGTTAGTGGGCAAGAAATAGTTTTTGGAAGTAAGAAAAATAATCTAATAGGCATTAGAGATAAATTGACTAAAAAGTTTGAAGAATATCATAAATTGATAGTTGGAGACAAATCCATGCGTGATGAATATATAGAGAAAGACAAATATGGAACTGGTATTTATTATGATGGTGTAGAACAGACTCAACCTAAAATGAATTGGAGAAAATTTGTCAAAGATATGGGTAATGCTCTTGAAAAAGGTCAGGATATTCCTGTACAACTTGGCATTGATGGTATGAGACACATGGCTCGTTCAATGATGGCTGATTTAAGTAAGGGAAAATATAAAGAAGATTTTGAAGCAATGCATATTGGTAAAACTGGACAAAGGAATCCTGAAGCTTATTGGCCTCATATGTTTTTTAGTAGGTCACAAGCTGAAAGGTCTATGCAAAAAGCTATCGAATATATAAGACAAAGACCTGATTTAACTGAAGAACAGAAAAAAAAGCAAATAGCTAATATAACTGTTAGACATAAAACTTTAACTGGTGATTGGGAATTTCAAGATATGCAAGATTGGGATAGAATTGATGTTCTTGATATGGAACAAGCTTATAAAGATATAGCTGATATTAAGAAAAAACAGAAAGAGAAAGAAAAAACTGATATTAAATGGACAAATATGAACCAAAAATTTGGTTCTATGTTTTCTAGGAAAGGACATATTGCTGGTTGGGCTACTGATATAAATGTGCTTAATGCATATACAAGAAATCTAACTCAAACTTATTATAGACAGTTAACACAAATAATGTCAAGAGATGTACTTGACAAATCTTATCATAGAATGTCTAAGAAATTTGGACCAGAACTTGCTAAAAGATGGGATAAATTTTTTAAATTATATGTTCAAGGAGCTATGGGACAACCTGATATTATTCCAGAGGAAATTTATAATGACCCAAAAATGAAAATAAAAGGAACTCCTTATGCTTGGTTTGCTGATAATAAAGTATTAGATAGAGTTAATAAAATAAGAAAAAAATTAGGCATTAGGGAAGGTGAGTTGCCAGAGGAATTAAAAGATTTTACTTACCAAGATATAAGAGCTTGGTCAAATCTAGAGGCTAAATGGGAATTAGCATCATTACTCGCTCATCCAAAATCATCTATTACTAATATATGGGGAGGTAGTTTACATACTATTCAGTCAGCAGGATTAACTGCTTTAAGAAAAGCAAGAAATATTAAATATTTACAAAGAATTAATCATAATTGGACTTCTATGAAAGATGTAGAAAAATTTGTTATTAGTAAAGGTGTTGTTCCAGAGTTTCTTGTCCATGAATTAGGGTTAGGAAGAGAAGTAAGTAAGAAAAATATACAAGATTTTGTTGGAGAATTATCTGAAAAGATTAATTCTAATGACCCTATTGCAAGAAAAGAGATTCGTTCATTAGGCAAGAAATATAATTTAGGTGAAGAAGTTACACGATTAGCATCTAAATTTATGTCTGTTCCAGAAAGAATGCTTAGAAGAGATGCTTTTATGGCTCATTATATTAGGGCTTGGGAAAGGTATGGAGGAGCTATAAGAAACCCTGACCATCCATTTTTAATAGAAATGGGTAAAAAAGGTGTAAAAGCTACACAATTCCTATATGAGGCTCCATTTAGGCCTTTCTTCGCAAGAACTGCTTTAGGTAAGGTTATGTCTAGGTTTCAGCTTTTCGCTTGGAATAGTGCCCGTTTTCGTAATGATATCATGAGAGGAGCAAAATTATATGGTTTTAAACCAGGTTCTGAAGCATTCCAAAGATATAAAAGAACTATGGAAATTGATTTATTTGTATTAGCACTTGCTAATATGTTTACCTTTAGTTTATTTGACAATGCTTTACCATCTCCATGGAATTGGTTTCAAGATACTTCAGAATGGTTATTTGGAGATGAAAAAGAAAGAGATAAGGCTTTCTTTGGTATGTATCCTAGTAAAATAGCTCCATTACAAGTAATCACTCCTCCTATTGCTAGATTCCCTGTATCAGCTTTAAGACAATAGATTGATGATGATTATAGTAAATTTAGCGAATATACTGCTTGGACTTTATTTCCTTTTGGTAGAATGATAAGAGATATTGCTCAACCAGACCAAGGTTTAATTCATAATCCTACAAGAGTTATAGAAAAAGTTGCTGGCTTACCTGTTCAAGATTTGGCAAGACAGAGAAGAAAAAAGAAAGAAGCTATAGAAAAGGGTGAAAGATATAAACTTCCTGGAGTAGGAGTTAAATATTAATGCCACTTTGGTTAATAAAACAACTTACAAGGCTTGCTGCTAATGCATTAAAAAATCCTGAAACTAGAAAATTAGGCCAGCAATTAGCTCATGAAATTTCTGGAACTAGAACTAGAAATAAAGCTATAATAACTGCTTCTAAAATTACTAGAGCAAATCCTCGTATAGGTATATTTAGAGACCAATTACCTTTAACTTCAAAAGAAACCCATGCAAAGGTTTTTTGGGATACTGTTCGAAGAAAAGAAATGGAACAAATTAAATACCCCACAAAAAATATTACTGTAAGAAAAGGGATTATGTATAATAAAAAAACGGAGAAAGCTAATCCAATTTATTTTACAGGTATGAAAAAAACTCCTATGGTAGATATAGATTGGGAAGACCCTTTTTCTCATCATATATCACAAGTTGTATTTAAAGGACCTAAACAAAAGGCAAGAAAAGAGGCTTTAAATAATTTATTAGACTATGTAAAAGCTGATAAAGGAAGTAAATTTAGAGTATATGATACTCCTGCAGGAATGAGAATATTTAATTTATCTCGAAGAACAAGACCTGATAAAGTTACTCATGCTATAGATAAAGCTTTAGGTGGAGATATTCGTTATAGAGATATGGCTAGAGGTCAAGGAGTATTTCATTCAAGGCTAAGTCCTAAGCCTGGTAGAACTCCAGAAACAGGTTATCCTCAAGGTGATTTTGTTGCTAGATTATTAGGTGATGTTGGAAGTGGTCCAATTCATCCACAAAATTTACTGGAAGTTCGAAAATATCATGATGATTTAATTAGGGTTATATTAAATCAAACTGAAAAATATGGATATCCAACTTCGGGAGGATTATTTAATTTGATGAAGTTTATAGGTTAACTATTTTGTAAATCTTCTTCTAATGTAGAATAAGGTTCTATTGAATCGGCACATTCTTGGTGAAATATAACTCCTATATCTTCATAAAATACTCCTTCAACATCTACAAAACCTCTTGATACTTTATAAACAGGAGCATTAGGTCCTATTAATTCCTTACATACAGGGCATTTAATCATCTTCTACCATCCCCCACAAAAGACAAAGATACACAATAGCGTCAGTAATTCTTCCTCTAATGTCTTCTCTTTGCGATTTATGGCCTTTGACAAATGAACATATACCATCTATATGCTTTAATAAATAAACAAGCAAAACATCTTCACGCGATAACTCTAAGTTTTTACCAACTCTTTCAAAGTTAGCAAAAGCATTATTACTTTTTCTTGCGTACTCCTTCTGTCCCGCTCCCCTCACCGTCTGTATCTCCAGAAATATCTTCTGAATTAGCTTTTTCATTTTGCTCTGCGTCATAACGTTCCTTCGCTTTTTTCATTTCTTTATTTATAAACTTATTTAATTCGTCATTATCACCCTTCATTGTAATATACATACCTAACACCCTATCAAGTTGATTTACAGTTGATATCATTTCATGTAATTTGTCATTTATAGTAATAACAACTGAAGCCATCTCTTTAATTGTAGGCTTTTTTTTAACACTAGGCTTATTGTTTGCCATCTAACGTTCTCTCCTTCATTTTTTTAATATAACCTTTGTTTCCATAAACTTCTTTATATACACATTTTCTACATACAGGAATTAAAATTTCTGGTATATAATCTGGTATATATTGAGCGTATTGAAATTTATAAATAGTTTGATACTTTGTTTTTCCACAAATCTTGCAGGTTGAAAATTCACGCTCATTGAGCAATTCTACTGTGTTGCCTCTTTTTAGCATTTTCCTTTAATAATTTATTTGAGAATCTTTTTAAAGATTCATCAGCTCTTTCAATTTCTTTTTCTACTCTTTTAGTAGCTAAACTATTAGGTCTAATATTAATTTTAATTTTTTCTTTTTCTGTAGGAATTTCATTTTTAGTTTCTAAAAACAATACTATTGTTTTAAATAAATTATCGATTAACATAGGATTATCTAGAAATGTTTCTATTAATTTTCTTATTTTTCCATAATCCTTCTTATTTAAATATCCCATTTTTCCTCTTTAATATTTCTTAGGATTAAACCTTTGTGATTTTTTGAAAATAAACCATGTCTATTATCTGTAGAAAAGAATGGGAATAGCCCTTGATTGCCACTAATAAATAAGGGATGCTGAGCTATCCACATATCTTGTGATTCCTCTTTTAATTCAGCATAATACTCTTTATTTCTCTTAAAAACCATTTGCCAAATCTTCTAGTGGAATCAATGCTATTTCACTAGCATTATTATCTCCTCCCATGACAACTTTACCATTGCCATCCATAACACTAAATTTTACTATTTCTTTTAGTTTTGCCACTGGTAATAATATAATACCTTTTATATCACCCTTCAAAGTTAAAATATGAGCCCAATAATCAGCTTCAGTTGCATTAAGTCCACTAAATTTACCAGAACATGTAAGTTCTATGGCAATATTACGGGTTTTATTCCATTTATCTCTCTCAGTTTTAACTTCTATTTTACCTAGTTTAAGTATATTTGCCAAAGATTGTTCGTATTGTGTTCCAAAATCCAAATCAATGTCAAATTTCTTTAATTCTTTTAAATTTTTACCTTGATATTCTCTTAATTTCTCTTCAGACATAAATGCTCCTGTATTAATCATTGCTAAAATCTCCTCTTACGTCAAAATGTATATAACTATTTTCTTTTATTGAAAAATCCCTATTTAAATCAAAAATAAAATATTTTTTATAGTTATTTTTCAATATACAAGTTAAATATTTTTCGTTTTTAACATTTTTTCTTACAAACATATAACCAGCAGGTCTTCGATTTTTATGAATTCTATATCTTGGAACCATAGCTTTACTTTTATAATGCTCATTTGGAAATTCTTGATTCATATCTTCTTCATAAAAATCATTTTCAAATATAATCCAAAGAGGTTTCCCTCTAAAACTTCCTATTAAATTATCTCCGTTTTTACTTTTTACTATATTTCCACATTTTATAAGACTATTATTTTCATTATTCATTAGGTATTTCCTTTCTTTCCAGACCATAACTTGGAAATTCTTTATATATAACCAATTGGTTTGATTTTGACATTGACCAACAAACCTTCTTTTTAGGACAATATTTAGTAATCCCTTTGCCCCATGTTCTTTTATTCATACAACCTCCTTTAATTCCGACTAGGGCAAAGACTAGAGATTAACATATTGAAATCCTAATATTAGTTCCCCAATTTTGCTATATTGTCTCTGCCCTAATTATTATAAAAACCATAACATTAACAGCATAATTAATTTGTCAAATATCCACAAAATAATCAAAATTGTTAACTTATTACTTAATCCTTTTCTAAATTTTGATTCACTTGCACTTCTCATTAGAAATCTTTACTAGCCATTTTCTTTAAAACATATTTTCTTAATTCTTCATCTTGATGCGAAAGCCATTTAAGTATTCTTTTAAAATTCTTATTAGTTAAAGGTCCTTTTCTTGTATTACATCTCATACATATCATTTGAAGATTCTTAGGAACTGAACTACCCCCCATAGACAAAGGAAGGATATGGTCGCATACCATATTGTTAACCAACAAACGCGCATCGCAATAATTACAGGTATGTCCATAAAATCTATATAATAATTCACGAACTTCTTCCAATGATATGTCAAATTCCACTTCATATTCTCTACTCCTTCTTTTTAATGTTGACCTTAATGTTGAAGATTTTTTCATTAATCTATGAAAAGTCTTTTTAGCAAAATGTTTATGAAATCTCTTCAATTTTCTTTTAAATATCTTTTCCCAGCGAGTTATATTACTAGGGGACTTTCGTCCCCTAGAACTATTTTTTATCTTATTTTTCATTAAGCTTGCCCAACTTCACTTATTCTATGTAATTTATCAGAATATCCAAGAGTTATTTGAAATTGGAATCTCCATATTCCTATAACTATTCCTTTTGCTATTCCTTCATCTCTTTTATTTATCATTCCTATTAAAATATGATTAAATAGGTATAATAAATAGGCATCATCAATAACGATTATTTTTATAATTTTATTCATAACTTCTCCTCATTCTAAAGTTAGGTGTCCATTCAACAGTTGTATCAAAGAGTTCTCCATCGGTGTTTTTGAATAATTTCAATGTTCTTATCTTACTACTAGATTGTCCATTAAGTCCAATCACTTTTCTTGAAGCATTTTCTATTGCACCAGAACCCTTACCTGCATACAGGTCTAAGACTTCGTTTCTACTATATTCTCTAGATACTTGCGATACTTGTATAATGATTAAATCATTATTCACAGCCAAATTAGATAATCCATGACTTATATATTTTATTTTTTCATATTCTCCCCTCACATGAGGTGGAGTATCTACTAAATCTATATAGTCTACGACTACCAATGATGGTTGTATTTCTCTAACTTTATCTGAAATACCCTCTACTGTAGGGCTAATCGTCTGCACAACTAAATGTTCTAATTCATTTTTATGATGTTTATATAACTCATCATAGTTGTGATTTACTTCTTCCTTTGATTTTCCAGAAACTATTTGAAGATGTCTTCTATGCACATACCAAGAAGATAACTCTAAACTTAAGAATAATGTTGGTATTTGCCATTCTTTTACTATGCAATTATTGACAAAATCAACACCTAATGCTATATTCTGAGCAAATGTAGTTTTATTAGAACCTGTTGGTCCAAATATTGTAACTAATTCACCTGGATATATAATAGATTCTTTATCTACACCTAACATTTTCCCTAAATTAATAGTCTTTCCTGTAAAATCAGTAGTTAGTCTATCTTTTAGCTCTTGTTGCATTTCCGAGGCATTTTTAACATTAACAAAATAATCCTTTCTTCTAAAATAAATACATTGAGTTTTACAATGTTCAAGCATTATTTTATCTTGGCATCCATATCTATAATTTCTATTATATACATTTTCTACTAGTTCATTAACAGATGTTTCATTCATACTTTTATTATTCCAATATAGCATTGATAATTTAGCATAATGACTTGGAATGCCGTGTCTTTTAAAATGACTTGCAATTCTCATAGCTGTTATATGTCTTTTCCCTTGCTGTGGTCCTTTATTTAACATAGACTGTACACAAGGAATTAATGTTGTTGGTTCTGATATTTTATTAAATACTCTAATATCAGGTACTTCTGTTATAACCCTATCTTCTAATTCACTATTAGCTTCTAAATCATGATATTTAAAATCGAATCTTTGTTCTTTGGCTAATTCAAATATTTGACTTGGATTTAACGAAAATGTTTCTTCACGAGTCAATGGAATTTTAAATAGCCCAGTTTTCTGATTAGGAGTATGCTGTACTCTATATATACCTGTTCTCATATAAATACTTAAATCTATATCAGGCATAAGTTTATTCATGGTTTGTTTGACTATATAAGGTAAATCAGGACTTGCTTTGAAATTGAATAATTCTCCTGATAACATCAAATGATATCCAGAACCAGAGAAGTAAGGTTGGAAGCTTCCACAACCAATCCCTGCTTCTTCTAGCTCTAGCATAATACTCCTTAATATATCAAGAGTTTTTTCATTTGAATTATCACCTTTATCAATATCTACAGGGATTTTATCTATACTTCTAATGCCAAAGAAATTCTTTAGAGAATCTGTTTTATCAACATAATCTTTAGCGTCCTGCCCATAGAGATATACTGAACGATATAAAGCTTGTGTCGGCTCCATATAGTTATTTATCATATTATATGGTATCAACATACCTCTATTAGCTGGAGTCCCTCGTGCAATCTCAACAAACATTATAAATTAGACAATCCACTTCCTTGTAATGAATTCCCACTATTAGCAGGTATATCAGTAGCTTCTTTAATTACTCCTCTACCTTTTAACCAAGTAACATCTTTGAGTAATTTTTCAACATTAGCTTTATTATTTGAATATATTTTATGATATACTCTTGTCCAGGCTTTATCGCCTTCTTTCTTTGGCTTTTCTTTATAAACATAAGCAATGAAATTATAATTTATTCCACTATCAGGAAATGTAACATCTACGAAATTATCTTCTAAATATTTACCAATATCTTTAATCTTTTCGCCTTTTTCATCTTCCCATTCACCCTTAATATTTAATCCTGCTTTACATCCAATAGCATCAAAGAAAACATACATTCTTTTAAGTACACTACCACCAGTAATATTACCATCTGTATCCTTTTCTACTGAACCTGCTACTTTAATATTCCTAGTGTATTCACTACCTTTTTGATTAACAATTACATCAATAAATATATCAGCCCAATCAAATTCAGAACTTCTATCTTTAAATCCTTTAATTGCTATTTCACATACTCCATAGAAGCTACTGCTTCCACTGTTCATTTCTGGTCTAAATATGGCCATTTCTTTTCTTCTCCTTATATATAAGATTCCATTTAAATTCCATTTCTTTGCCTGCCAAATGAGGACTTCTACTACCTGCTTCTAGTGCATCGTTTGATTTAAAGGTTACCATTAATTTACCTTTATCTTCATCTCTATACACATATCCTATAGCATCACAATCTGCCATTAACATATTCTTTAACTTACCTGTTAAATTCAAGCTTTCTGGCTCTACTATAGCTTTAGTTTCTACTATTGCTTTAGCCCATTTCCTATGTCCAATAATAATAACATGAGGAAATATTTCTTTAACTATAGATACTGTATTTAGCACTTTTTCTCTTACCATACCAAAGCCCTTACCAAATGCTAAATCTGCTACATTTGTAACACCTTCGGCTTCACAAACTGCTTTTTCAGCCCAATCTGCTATTCTGTCTATTGTATCTATAGCGACATATTTATAATCATGTCCTTTTTGAGCATTTTCTAGAAGTTTTATTAACTCTTCTCTGTTATTTACTGTTTCTATATATCCTTCTATCATATTAGCTCCTTGTTCGGTATCTATAATTAGACAACCATCCAATTTACTTAAAATAGATGTTTTACCTACTTTAGGAGCTCCATATAATAACAAACTTTTAGGATTTTCAGAAACAATTTTTCTTTTAACTTTTTTCAAAGCCATATCATTTCTCCTTCTTATTTTACGATGACGAAAGGGTGCTAGAGAGAGGGCTCTAGATTTATTACGGCAACTACCTCTCTCCAGCCTCCTAAGTTACAATATTTCAAGCTTTATAACAAGTATTTTTCTCTACTGTCATAGTGGGAAAATTAAATGACAAAGCGACTTCATAAGGTTGACGAGTCAACACTTTACGAATGGTATTTGCTATAAAACTCCCTGACATGTTTGAACAATAACTTGTAGCTTTCATATTGCAAGGTTCACTACTTCCATCTTTATCCGCATACCAAGTTTTAATGTAATCATTGTAATTAGGTTTAGCAAATGTATACTGTTGGTAATGTTCAGCACCCATTCTACCATCAATTAACAATTTAAGTTTATATTTAGAACATTCAGATACAGCATCTAGTCTTGATTTCATATTGTCAAATCCTATAATAACTATATCTTGATTGTTTCCTTTATATAATAACTCTTTAAACAATCCATCTTCACATACTATTTCTGTAAGGTCATTAATATCTTTAAGTTTAGTTTCTAAAGAATGTACTTTAGCATGACCTACATCATATAATGTATATTGTGATACTCCTACATTTGCTGATTCAACTATATCATTATCATATAATACAAATTTATCAGCTCCCATTCTAGCAAGTTGAGTGGATGCAGAGCTACCAATAGCCCCACATCCAAGTATATGAAATGTATAATCAGTTAAACAGTCAATAATTCCTGCTGAACGACTATTAATATCCATATGTACCTCCCCAGATATAACTTTGTTCTACTTGATTCTTTATAGCTTCATCTTCCCACTTAATCATATCTCCTGATATAGTAACCATTAATTTATTAATAATCTCTTGTTTAGAGCCTTTTGGTTCTTTAATGCTAAATGGAAATTTCTTTTCTTTAAGAATCTTATTCATATCATTAATTGCTGATTGCCATTGCTTAACATTGAGCCCTGCTTCCATAAAGCTATCATTTAGATTATCTAATTTCTCAACAGTTTCAGTGAAAGCATTTTCCATTTCCAAATGAGCATTATTAGTTCTAACAAGATGATTATTGTAATTAAATCCAGTTTGCCTTATATTACCACCATAAGTAGGACTATCACAAAGTTCTTCATAAAGAGTTTTCATCTTATCTGTAACCTTTACACCATTCTTTCTCTCTACAGTTAAAGGAATATCATAGTGTTGTTCTACAGGTAATCCACAAGCATTCCAAATACTTACTCTGAATTTATACTCTTGTTTAAGATTAATTACTAAAGCTAATGAAAAACTACTATTTTTCCATTCATCAATCTCATTTGTATCAGTTCCTGACCAAAACGCATCCATAGTATGATGAGAATGCCACCAAACATATTTCATACTTTTATTTTGGTATTTCATAGCATATTTCATCTTATACGCAGCTACAGCATCACCATCTAATGTGGTATTTGACCCTGTATTCTCCTGTTTAAGGATTTCTACATCACAGAGTTTATATCTACCATCTTTTTGAGGTATTGCTGTCATCAGTCCTGATATTTCATTCTTGTCTTCATCATAAGCTATTGTAGCCCATCCTTGAAGCTCATACCAGTCTTTCTCTGGTATATAAAATAGTTTATCTAGTTCCATTTTATCCCATCCTTTCTGGGTTTGTAGCCCATGCTAACATTTCTTGTTTAATTTCATCTTCATTTCTTTCAATTTCAACACCATTTGTTTCATAATGATAATAACGAACAAGTTGCTTATAAAAAGCTTTTATACTTTCATCGCCTTTAAATGGAGTACACCATTGATATATACATCTAAATAGAAATTCAATAAATGGTTCACCAAAATCACAACCAAGATAATAAACTGATTCTTCTGCGATAAAACTTTTATTACGTTCTTCTATTGAATTAATATATTCAACTATATGTCCTATCATTGATTCAATTTGACAATGTTCATCTGATTGATTTGAAATATGATTCATAATAATATCTTTGTCTGAAAATGCATTACAACTACTCTTTAATTGACATTCAATACCATTACAAATAGAAGTATTATCTTCTAACTCATTATAATAAGTGATAGAATCGTCTGGACGGTATATACGAGCTATTCTAGATGCACAGTCAGATTCAATGCTAGATAAAGTACTTCTATATTCTTTAGAATATCCTTTTGGTAATCCATAATGAAGAAACTTTAGGTTATTATAAGGATTAGAATGATTTATATGATAATATTGAGCCCAATTCATTAAATGCATAGCCATTTGAATATAGTCTAATTTCATAAATGATTTTTTAATATCATCATTATATTTATCTAAACATACAGTTCCAAAACTATTGTCATACTCTCTATAAGATGTTGATATATATGGAAATCTGATATTAACATCATTTTCTCCGTATTCTCCAACAATTTTCCAGCTTGTGCTTAGATTGTTAATATAATGTCTAAATGGATATTTCATTATTAAATGAATAGGTTGTAACCTTATATCCTGTATTGATGAATCACCAGAATGAATAGATAATGTTAATCCATACATTTTAATATCTAAATATATTGGTGTTAATCTATTATCAAAATTATCGCTAATATAAGATGTAATAATTACTTTGCCTTCAGTTAAATCATTTACTAAACTGCATTGTGTATTTATTGTATCTACTAATTTATTAGCTTTGTCTTGAAAATCAGCAATATTAACATTCTTACTTAAACCAGATTGCTTTAATCTATACTTTTGAATTTCTAGTTCTTGAGCATTTCTCATCACATAGTTTAAATAATTACTTCTTTCTCTTATTTTACTAATTTTATTATAGATGCCATTTGATTTTTTACTAAAATTGAGTTTTTTTAGTATCATTTTATCTATTTTATCATATGTTCCTGGTTTCCAGTTCCATTTGTCTGTAACATCTATTGTATCATTTATATAATAATTTAAATCATCATTAAATCTATCTAATAATGTAAAGAAAGCGTCTTGTGGACCTGTTGCTATTGCATTTGCTGTCTCTTGTGTCATATTCTTTAAACAATCAATATCAGAGACATCAACCTCTCTTATTCCATTGAAATATTCCATAATATCTCCTAATTTATACTAAATAAAAACTACACGCAGGACATTCTCCTGGTTACCTATACTCCGCACCACCATCTCAAGTATATCTCTTGAACCTCGTTTTTATTTAATGATTAATGATTATCCACCAACTTTATCATTGCTTGTATATGCTACATAAGCACCATCTTCCAAAGCGAAATCGTTTTGTCTAATAGTACCGCCAACATTTACATTAGCATCAGTTGGTATCTCAAGCTCATTTCTAAGCTCTCCAACATTAGAAGAAGTCACATCTCTTGATGTAAATTCTCCATTATTTAACAAGTTAATATTTCTTGTATCTGCCATAGTTATTGGTTCCTTTCATCTTCTACATCTGTTGTGAATAAGCGACCTCTCCATTCAAATAGGTGATGTGCCCCATATTCTTGTCTCATTTGTCCAAATGCATCATTAAAACTTAAAGCATCTAAACCTTCAAAATCTTCAATATTATTCTTTAAATTATAAACAATTTCATGTAACTCATGAATAAAAGAATATAATCGTGTTATATCATCACGCATTTCTTGCAATTCTTCAGTTTTGTCTACAATTATGTTTGATACTTTACTTATTTGTGTTGTTGCTGTTACCATCCAAATGAACATTAACACTAATATTAGCTCTTTTACATAATATTTTCGCATAATTTATTTTTCTCCTTAGTTTTTTTTCTTTGATGCTATTCTCAATGAATACATCTATCTTATCTTCTATATATTCTAAATCCACTTAACTAATTCTCCAAACTCTAATAGATGTTGGATTAGAACAAGTTCCTGAAAGCGTTCTTGTTGCATAAGTTCTTCTTCTTAAAGACAATTTTCTTGCTTTCCTTTTCCTATTATATACCCAAGATTTTAAAGCTTTAGGTGTAATATCAGGAGTATTTCCATTTACTACAAAACTATCACCTACTTCCATATTTTCTTCAACAAATTTATATTTACCACAACTACCAGGTCCTCTAGTTAATTCTGGAATAGGTACATTCTTTTCTATTGTTATTATGTTATTTGACATAATATCTCCTTTATTTGATTATTATAATTAAATGTTGGCACACTTCACATAATGAGCACTGCAGTCTCTTTCTCTTCTGTATTGGGTGTGCCAGCCAATTCTAAATATTACTAGAGTAGATAATAGTTTAAACCCTAGTGTTGTAGGGGAAAGGAAACTATAATCATCTACTCTAGTTGTTGGCTAGCAATTATAATATATCGCATAAAGCCTATTTTTTGGCATCTCTTGGTAATGAGATTTAGAACGGTTAAACCGTTGACTAGCCCAATTTACTAATTCCTTTTTTGTTTTATAAGGACAATAATTATTATACATTAGAATTGGTCCTTATTTAATTTAACATCTAAGTGTTTGTTTGACACAATATTACTTAAATCATATGTACATTTAACTAAGAAATCTTTGGTTTGTTCCCATAATTTCTTGTCAATACATTTAAATGCTAAATTTTCTACTTTATTTCCCTTTAATGTGATAGTTAAAATACCACTATCATCATCTATATCTACTACTTCAATGGCTTGTATTTCATTAACATTTACATATGCTGCTTGATAACCATTATTTATTACTAAAAATGAAAAGAATAAACTTAACATATTATTTCCCTCCTTCTTTTAATTTCATAAAATTATATAACATTTCTATCTCTTTAAAATTAGCATTACTCTTCATTTGATTTGCCTTTCTTGAAATCCAATGAACATTACCTTTAATATAGCCTTTATTATTATCTATTCTATCTAATGTAGGACTATTATCTGTTGATTTTATATCTCCAACAAACATAGGTATATTTAATATAGGACATACCTTTGGTACTACTGGTAATTCTTTACTAGTTTTAAATTCAAAAGGTCTTTTTGTTCTACATTTTATATTACTAAATATCTTTACTCTAGGGTCTATTCTATGTAATTCTCTTCTTCTTGCTAATGATTTAATATCACCTATTTTGGTGTATGACCTCATCTTTAAATTTTTAATACCTTGTATTGTTCTTTGATTATACATGATAGTTTCCTTTGTCTTTTATTATAAAATCTATTGAGAGCCTCACATATTCCTTTGCCTGTAGAGCTCGTTAGGCTAAACCTATATTTTGAGATACAGCTAATACAGGACTAGTTATTGGCTCTCAATTGGTTGCGGAGACAAGGAGTCGAACCTTGCTGTTTCCAGGTTATGAGCCTGACGTGAACCGTTTCACTCCTCCGCAATTGAATATTAATAGATAGATTACACACATCATTACAGATGTCCCTTTGTTATCATTGAGCCATAATAAAATGACGATAACACACCCTACAAGCCTTAGCCTATGAGTCTACATAGCTCCTCATCTATCTAAATTTGTACTAAAATGCCTATTTAAAGGCGATATTATAGCCTAAGGTATACCTGAGTATACCCTAGACTATTTAATTGCTAAACTACTTAATAATCCTAACATTATTGCAATTGAAGTATACTCTACCTTTCTTCATTGCATCTAACGTATTAATAGCGTTAACACCTGTAACAGACATACTATTGCGATTAACGACATTATAAGGCTTAGGTTTCTTCTTAACAGCCTTAATAATACTATGATTCTGTAACCTATAGATTTGATTAGCCATAACATTTAGTCTCCTTTTCTTCTATCTCTTTTACTTTAATTAAATCTCTAAACACATACATAATTGCTGTATGTATTACATTATATATAAAAAACCTCCCCACACATATAGTGTGGAGAGGCATACTGAGAAGCAATGAGAAGACTTAGGCCTTCGGTGTAATTTGTGACGCTTGCGTCATCAATTCATCGATGCCTAATTCTTTCTCAGCGGATTTGAGTCCGAACCAGGTGTTGCCGCCTTTTGCGGCACCTGTTTTGGAATCGAAGCCTGCTTCGAAAGTATGTGCAGACCAGCCTGCTGGTTCACATAAACTCTTGAGTTTCTGTAAATCTGCAGGAGATACTGGACTGAAAATCATAAATCCATT